GTGTAAGAGATGATATTTTAGAAATTGCAACAGCAGGAAAGAAAAAATACGAAGAAACTGGTGATGAAAAATTTCTTGATATAGCAACGCAAGGCATAAATGATATGCTTGGTTCTGAAGGATTAACACCAGAAAAAGATTATGTAATTGTAACACCAGAAATGAGAGATATGCGTGATGGTGTAGGACTATTTACAAATAATCCTAATCCTTATCCTGCAATAGAAGCAACAGGATACATAGGTGGTGGAATATACGGATCAGTTAAAGGTGAAAAACTAGCAAGAAGTAAATTTTTTAAAGGCATGGCAAAAGCATTACCAAAAACAAAAGGTAACTGGCTTGGACGTTCTATAGGTGCAGTTATAGGTGGCGCATTGTCAGTTGGCGTAGCAGATTATGGTTATGAAGGCATGCTTGATATTATGGATAAGGCAGGTAGAGCGAAAGGATACATGCGTGATCCAGAAAAACAAGCAAGTTTTGTTGATGCAGCATTAGCATCAGTAGTTCCGGATGTTTTAACATTTGGACCTCAAGGACTTAATAGACCATCACAAAAAGAAAGATTAGGAAATGCAGTGAACGCTGCAGCGTGGGATGCAGGATTAACAGGTGGTTTCTTTGCGTTACGTCCAGCATATTACGGAATAAGAAAAGTAGTTGGAGCTACTCCATTTGGAATGTTTAGACAAAAACCTAGTAAAGCACCAGGAATTGTAAGTGGAAAAGAATTACACGAAGGTGAACAAAGAATATTAGAGAGATGGATGCCATCTCAAAATGAACTTGATCAACTTGCAACAAGAGGATTAAAACAACCAAAAGAACAACTATCATTTAATATACCACTTGGCATTGGAAATTTCTTATGGCGTATGAGTAACTCAAAAGCATTTAATTGGCTTGGCCCTCCTGGTCCTATTAAAAGAGGATCAAATGAATGGTTTCCTGATCCAGTAGAAATACCAGGAACGATGGTTGGAAGAACAATGGTTGGTGGAAGTTTAGGTGGAAAAATAACTTCAATGTTATCACCAGCTCCTATTTTTGGTATTAGTATAAAAGGCAACATGGCAAAGCAAAGTGACTTTTATATTGATGGTGTTATGAGAAAAATGATTGGTGCATATGCACCGTACGGTCATACAGATGAAATGATTGATGACTGGTCTTTCTTAGCTTCTAAAAATTTAAGAGGATTTATTGCACATTCTAATAAACTATCAAAAAACATTGATGATGCAGCGGAGGGAATGGGTAAAGCTATTTCTGATGAAAATTTAGTAACTGTTGCAAGACAAACATTAAAAGAATACAGAAGAAAATTACAACTTGATCCAGAAGGTAATGTTATACCACAAGAAGTAAGAGCAAAATTAATTAATCTTTTAGAAAATCAAATAATAAAACCAGTTGGTGAAAGAGGTGGTACACATACAATGCGTGACATATTCCAAATGAAAGGAATAAAAGAACAAATTGATGAGCTATTAAAACCACTTAAAGATGATACACTAAAAAATACTACGTATGCGGATGATGTATCTAGATTAATGAAAGCGTGGGAGAACGATATAGCAACATTAGATAAGATGGGATACCCAGAAGTTGCTAAAGCGTTTCAAGAGTATGATAAATTTGTATCTTCAGGTATGTTGTTGTGGGGAACTAATGTTGGAAAAGCAGCAGCACAAGGTGAAGTAAAGAAAAGAGGATTTAATATTGTTCTTGATGGTAGCACTACACGTGCTTCTCATAGTTTATTTGATGTTGTTATTAATTCTGCAAAAGCAGGAACAATGGAAGGTAAATCAGAATTACAAGCTATAAAAAGAATAGTAGGAGATCGTGGATATCAAAATGGATTAGGAACATATATTAATGATGCATTTGATGCAGCAATAAGTGAGAAGGAAGGCATACAATTTTTTAATGCACCACAATTTAGAGCTGCACTTGGAATTGGAAAGGAAGGCGGCAGACTTAAAAATTTATTTAGTAATGCATTACCAGGACCAACAGTTACTAAACTTAAAACATGGGATCCAGCACAAGGAATATTTAGAGAATTTGATGATGCAGTTTACGAAACTGGTGTTAATAAATCACTAAAAGAAATTTTAAATGAAGATTTACCAGAAGGTTTCTTTAGAACAGAAGTTAGAAAACTTCCAACACAAAAAGAATTTAATGATTTATCACTTGTTCTTGCAAAACTTTTTGAAAACGGTGTACCTAGTGGTGCTAAGTTCATGATGCGTCGTGCTGTTATGGGCTCTACTAGATCTGCAATTAGATCATTCTTACCATCCACTGCACTTGGTAAAGGTGTAATGGGTAAAGGAGCTGTTGAGGCTGGTACAGTCATAGGCATAGGACCATTGATGATGAGTGCTGCGGCATTCTTAGTCAACTATGGCGGAAAAGTTTTAACTAATCCTGTATCACACAGAGTACTTAAAAATATGGTTGATGCAAATTTACCGGAAACAATTAGACTAGCAAACTTTGCAAGACTAGTTAGAATGTACCCAGAAGAATGGATGGCATTTGATCAAGATCTTGCGGAGCTAGAGATGCAACAGAAAAAATATAATAGATCTTCAATGGTAGATCAAAGAGCACAAACAACAAAAGAAAAAATTATGGAAGGAGCAGGACAAGTAATTGATAGAGCTAAAGAATTGCCGGGTCAAATATATGAATCACCTTTAAATCCTAAAATACAAGATCTTATTCCTGACAGGCCAGCTGCAGGTGGAACTGATTTTGCACCAGATGCAGTAGATGCAACGCCTTACAATTCTGCTAGTGCTGGTTCATCAATAATGAATAGTCAAACAATGAATCCTGGCGCTGCGCAAGCATTATACACAGGTAACACAGATGCAGCACTCGCTGCACAATATGGTGGAGGAACACAGTACGCCGCTGGAGGTGGGCTAATGGAAATGAATCCTGTTATGAATAATCAAGGTAAATATACAGATATACAAAAAGGTATTAATGATAATCCGTTTACCAAACAAGGTATAGGGAGTTTAGTATGAGTAGTTTTAGAAAAGGAGTAAAAGCTTCTGGAGATAGATTTTCTATAGATAGGCCCGTGAACAACCGAAGTGGTGAAATGCTTAGACAATTTAAAAATCTTTTTTCGCCTCAAGTATCTAAAGAAAGAAATAATATTGTTGCTGCAGCGAAAAATTCTGATTTTTTTAGGCCTGTGATAGAAGGTTATGATAGAGTAGAACCGTATTTACCTAATGTAAATTTAGGAGAAAAAAGAGTATCGTATGATTATGAGAGGCCAGTGGGCCCAGGTATTCTTAGTATTGGTGGTAACTATGATTACGGAAGTAATGATTACGGCTTATTTGGGAAATATAAAATTAAATTTGATGATGGTGGTATAGCAACTTTACCAACACCAGAAGGAATGCAAAGAGAAAGAGTTCCTTTAACAGATGAACAAAAAGATTATTTATATGATTTTATGATAGATTTTATGATTAAACAAAAACAAAGAGAACAAATGGAACAGGAAAGTATAATTCCTCCGTTTAATTATGAAGGATTAGAAGTATGAGCGTTAAAGATATAATTTGGGTGGCAGGAATATTAATTCTTTTAGGTTCTACATGGGGCATGAGCTCACAAAGAATTAACGCAATGGAAAAAGATTTAGATCGAATAGAGGAAGCACTAATAATGTTTACTAAAATGGATTCAAGAATTGCAGTGATAGAAACAGAGGTCAAGAATATAAATAAAAAACTTGACGACATGAATAAATAGGGGCCGCTTGGGGAAAGAATGTACGGTATACTATCACTAATTGGGAAAAAATATGGCAAGGATGCGATGCGTCGTGTCCTTTCCATAGCCCAAAATTATCCTGACGATCGTTTTGTCAGAACTTTAAAAAGTAACTATAGCAGAAATGAATCTAGAATTGGTGCAGCTGAAGGTTTATTAGAAAATGCTGGTAAATATTTAACATTAGAAAATAAACCAACACCTTACACAGGTATTATGTCAACACTTCGTGGTAAAATAAATAATGATAGAGTTACTAAAGATTTAATTAATTATTACCGTGCTAATCCAGAAGAATATGCTACATTAAATAATGCAGGTAGAACATACTGGGGTGAGTTTGGTGGCGAGCGTTACATAGATGACCTAGCACAAAATGCCATAGCACAAATGGCAAAAAGAAATTTTGCTCAGCGTGGTTTAACAGATTATGAAAAATACATGGTAACTTTAGCTAGACAAAGAAGACAAAAAGCAGCTGAAGGTGCTGAGATTATTCCGTTTCCAAAACGTGATTAATGTGGTATAATACCACGTGCAAATAGTACAGAAATATAACTACGCAGATTTAAAAAAACAAGATGGTGCAACTAGATTGTATCTTACACCTGATGGCGAGTCATTGCCATCCGTTACATCTATACTAGGAAAAACTAAGGATAAATCATTTTTAAAGCAATGGCGTGCGCGTGTAGGGGAGAAAAACGCTGAAAAAATTATAGCTGATTCTGCCCAAATTGGAACCGCGCTCCACCTATATATAGAACATTATGTGAACGAACATGCATACAAGGATCTTACAGATATAGGCATTCAAGCTGGGAAAATGGCCCAGGTCATTATTGATCACGATCAAGGATTAAAAAAAGTTAGTGAAGTATGGGGATCTGAAGTACATCTTTATTATCCTGGTAAATATGCCGGAACAACAGATATGATTGGTGTATATGATGGAAGACCCACTATTATTGATTTTAAGCAAACAAATAGACCTAAAAAACGTGAATGGGTACAGGATTATTTAATGCAATTAGCAGCATATGCTATGGCTCATAATAAGCTTTTTGACACAGAAATAGATCAAGGAGTGGTTCTAATGTGCTCTCGTGACCTATTATTCCAGAAATTTGAGCTAAAAGGTGAAAATTTTGTAAGAGCTGGTGACACTTTTATGAAAAAGCTTGATTTATACCTACAATCTATTATATAATACATATAGGATGCCATAATGGGTCCTTCAATCTTGCTTTAATAGGAGGTTTATATGACTGAGCTTGATATACTACGTAACCATTTTCTTGGTTTTCACAATGACTTTTTTGATAGTTTCAGAAGAGTTTCAACTTATCCACCCTACAATGTAAAAGAACACGATGACAAAGGTGTCATTGAATTTGCTGTAGCCGGGTTCGCTGAGAAAGATTTGAAAGTTGAAGTTAAAGAGAATACTTTAAGTATTCACGGATGCAAAAATAAAATGGATACACTAGATTATAATGTCCATAAAGGTATTTCTGATAGAAGCTTTACCAAAAGATTTCAGCTTCATAAACACATTATAGTTGATAATGCTGAACTGAAAGATGGATTACTTAAGGTTTCTTACCACAGGGATATACCCGAGGCTGAAAAACCAAAGACAATAAAAATTAAATCCAACTAACCAACTCTTCACCGCTAATTTCTTTAGCGATGTTGACCTTGTTGCGAAGGGATTGTATTATTTTTTCATCTACAGTCCCTTTCGCTACCAAGTCTATATAGAGAACTTTATTCTTTTGCCCAATACGATGAGCTCTGTCTTCTGATTGTATTCTTTTCTCCAAGTCATAATTATTTGAATAATATATAACTGTACTTGCTTCTGTAAGTGTAATTCCATAACCACCAGTTTGTGTATTGCCTATGAAAAAACGAATAGGGTTTTTCGGGTCTTGAAATTTTTTAATGCACTTCTGCCTATCTTCCTGTTTTGTTCCTCCGTAATAAGTGCAATAAGATCCTGGTCCAAATTCTTTTTTCACTGCTTCTTCTATAGAATGTATGTCATATATATAATTAGCCCATATAATTACTTTTCCAGTAGTCTCTCCTAGTATTTGCATTAGTTCATCTAATCTAGAATTTTTTAAATTAATAACTTCGCCACTATCTGTTTTCATATGCCCACATGTAATTTGATGTAATCTTATTAATTGTGTCAAAACATTGAGTGCAGTAGATGATTCACCTTTTAGCATAGTAATAGCATTTGCTTTCATTTCACTGTATGCTTTTTGTTGTTCGTCACTCAGTTCTATAGTTCTTTTTGTAAATACTTTATCAGGTAGATCGAGACAATCTTTCTTTAAAATACGGTAAGAATGTGGCGACACTAATTTACCTAATTGAGCCAAATTTCTAAATTTAACTATTTTTTGATATTTGTGTGTGCCACCTGCTGCATTAGCGGTTATCATTACAGCATATCTAGTTCTAAATGCATAAAAACTAGATTGACCTAATATTTCTGGATCTAGAAAATCCATTTGCGCCCATAAATCCATAGGAGATTGTGTTACAGGAGATCCTGTTAATATTCTTCTATATTTAGCTTCTTTAGCTAATGATAAAATATTTTTAGTTCTTTTAGCCTGTGGATTTTTAATAGTTGTGCTTTCATCTATTATCATCATAGATTTACCAATTAAAAATAATCCAGCTTGTTTTAACCCTTTAGTTGTGGATAAAGCTTCAACATTCATAACAAATATTTTTAACTTATAATCTAATTCTCTTATACGTTTTAATTGTGCTTGATACTTTTCGCTAGTAGATGGTTTCCACGCTAAAACTTCTTTTTCAATGTAATCTGGTACGTGAACTGGGATTTCTTGTTCTACCCAGTTCATATACGTACCCTTCGGAGCAACCACTAATAATCTATCTATTTTTCCTCTATTATATAATATACACGCATTATCTAATGCTATTTTAGTTTTACCTGTACCCATCTCAGCAAAAATAGCAAATGACTCTTTATTCCAACATTTTTTTAATGCATCTTTTTGATGCTCATAGGGTTCAGTTTTAAATTTATACATTAGCGTAGTATGGATCTGCATCTAAATTTTTAAACCATTTAGGTGGGTGTTTCCATTCTCCAATTTTGTGTATGTAATAATCTCTGTACGCGCGCACATAATCATCACATTTAAATTCATCCGGCATACATTGTGGAGGCTCTGTTATATTTGTAATGTCAGCGTCACCACCTTGAAATGTAAACCATGATCCACATAAAGCATGTAGTGTTTGTATTAATTTTTCTGATTTGTGAAATTTATTATAACGGGCTGTATATTCTTTAGATAATGCTAGACCATGCTCACATGTCCACATATAATTATCTTTTGTGTGACTAACCCATTGCGTCATAGGGTGATTTTCATAAGCTGGTTTATATATACCAGGTGTATTAACATATTTAAATTTATGGGCTCCTGTAGATAACATTTGAGCCGTTTCTAATACCATTTTTACAACGTGTTTATCACATTGTGCTTTAGCAGCACGTAAAGGATCCTTATGCAGGAAAAAAATATTCATATATACCTTTCTTAATTCTTGCCTTTAATTATATACTATGTTATAATGCGAGTCAAGAAAGAAGAAAAAGAAAAATATGACAGTATACATACCACAAGTAATGGATTACAATGTTCGTTCAGCTGAAAAGTTTGGCGATCTAAAAGTAATGTTACCAGATAATAAACAAATGATTTTAGCTTCTGGACCTATAACATTTAAACTAAAACAAGAATTAAAAGATTTTTCTGATAATGACTACTTGCTTTTAATCGGAGATCCTGCTATAATAGCGGTCTGTGGCGCAATTGCTGCAGAAGTTAATGGTGGTAGATTTAAGGTTCTAAAATGGGACCGAAATGATAAAAGATACTACGATTTAGAAATAGATTTGAAAGGCTAGAATGAACGAATTAGTAAAACAAATGCAAGAAGATGCTTCATCTGTCCCAGAAGATAACATGGGTAAGATTGGTGCAGTAGCAACAGACATTGCAGAAACAGAAAATGAAATTGCAAATTTAAAAGAACAATTAAAAAAGAAAGAAGATTATAGAACAAAACTTTCAGAAGAAGTATTGCCTAGTCTTTTTTCAGAAGTAGGATTATCAGAATTAAAATTATCTGATGGTCGTAAAATAAAAGTTTCCGAGTATTATCGTGCAGCTATTAAAGTAGAAAATAGAGAAGCAGCTTATGCTTGGATGAGAAACAATGGATTTGGTGATTTAGTAAAGAACCAAGTCACTTGTAGCTTTGGAAGGAATGAAGATGAGAAAGCTAGTAGTCTTATATCTGATCTCTCTGAGAGAGGATTAGAGCCTGCACAACGTGAATGGGTCGAACCTTCCACCCTTCGCGCATTCGTCCGTGAACAATATGAATCTGGCAAGGAAATTCCTATGGATCTTCTTGGTGCTTATATTGGTCACAAAACAACAATTAAATCTGAATAGAGGTAATTAATAATGAATAAATCAGTAAAAACTAAAGAAAATGGTCTTGATCTTGCGGTGATCGCAGATGATGCCAAAAAAATGAGTGGCTTTGGTACGCTTAATCTAGCAAGGGATACAGCTATTCCTTATATTAGCATTTTGCAAACTTCGAGCCCACAAGTTAATCCATCTAAAGCGGAACATATTGAATCTGCTAAGGCGGGGCAACTATTTAATACAGTTACACAAGAAACCTTTGATACACTCGAAGTAATTCCTGTTTTCTACCACTTAAAATATGTAGAGTGGAAACCTAGAGAACAAGGTGGTGGGTTTATCAATTCTCATGATGCGGATAGTGGCATCATTGGGCAAACTAAACGTGATCCTATGACAAACAAAATGATTCTTCCTAATGGAAATCATATTGTTCAAACAGCTTATCATTATGTTTTAATGATAACTGATGGTGGTTACCAAAATGCTGTGATTAGCATGTCTTCAAGTCAGCTTAAAAAAAGCAGACGTTGGAACAGCTTAATGTTATCACAAAAAATTAAGGGTCCATCTGGGATGTTTACTCCTCCTACATATGCATTTACTTACAAATTATCATCTGTAAGTGAGTCTAATGATAGAGGAAGTTGGTTTGGATTTGCAGTTGAGAAAGGTTCTCAAGTAACTGATGCTTCCATTTATGGTGAGAGCAAAGCGTTTGCGCAATCTGCATCAAGTGGTGCAGTGGATGCAAAACCTCAGGAACCAAAATTAATTCAATCCGATAATAAACCCGAAACCGAAAACAACGAAGACGTACCGTTTTAGGTAGTTTTCAGAAACTGGAGGTTTCGTGGAAGTTGAGAAATTTAAATCTATATTTGAGGGTTTAGATGTGGCTTATGGTCAGCACCAGCC